TAATCTTTCTTCATTGGAAATCGCTGAAGGTAAGATCACTGCAAAAGATGCTTATGATGAATTAAAAGGTATTGGAGTTGAGCAAAACAAAGCAAGACACATAGTAACTGCGTCTACAATTAACGAAAAGAAATCAACTATAGCTGATCAATACATGCTTCAGAGAGTTGCTATTCTTGAAACTGTATGTAAAGATCTTAAAGCTTATGATTGGATGAAACCTGTTGGTAAATTCATTGCAGAAACTCAAGAATTCTTAAAAAGAAACGAACTTGGTATTCTAATTGAAAGAGTTATTTTCGATCTAGAGATTGATAAAAATTCAGGTTACTATAAAAAAGCAATCGAAAAATTAGCTGAGGCTGCTAATGCTGACAATCCATCTTTCGCTATAGTTGAAACTATGGAATCAGAAAAATGGATCCCATTGGTTAAACGTATTTATGAATACTGCGAAAAAATCAAAGGATCTGTTAATGGACACAATCCAAACTTCAAAGTTACTCGTGTTTATTCTCCAGTAGAATTTATTGAAGAATCATCTAAGTATGTTTTCTTTGCTAACGGTAAAACTTTCGAAACTGACGGAACCACTATTACAGAAAGCGCTTCTCCGGTATCTGAATCATTTAAGAAATTAGTTAGAATTACAGAATCTGCTAAATTCGCTAACAAAATGATGCGTTTATATCCAAATCCTAACTCAGTAGTTGATATCGACTTCACAGGAGAATCTACTAAAGTTATGATTAACAACAAATTAGTTGAATCTGCTAATGTAGAATCTCATCTAATTGCTGGTGGATATTTGAAATATACAGAAACTAATAAGGCTGCCGAAATCGCTCATGCAATTTCTGAAGGCCGTAATATCAAAGAACTTGATTTTGCTTACCGAGTAAATTCAAATGTATTTGAAGGACTTTCTGTTACGGTATTCAATATTGAAGATAACGTTTATATTCAAAAACGCAATTCTGCTATGAAAGAAAATTCTTTCGTTAAAGCTGAATCTGCTGAAGATGCGGTAACTATTGTAAAAGAATTTATGAATTACGACATCTCTGGTTCTTTAACTCACCTTTTAGAAACTGAAAAGGCTGAAACCGAATTGAGATCTAAAGAAATTGCTAAAATCGAAAGTCGTATTAAGTTCTTAATTGAAAGTAAAGAAAATCTTGAAAGAGTTGCTAAACTTAATGGAGTTGAAACTTCAGAAAAAATCAAATCTGCTAAAGAACTTCTTGAAAATCAAATAGCTGAACAAAATGCTGAACTTGCTAAAATAGTTAAAACTAACGATTCTAAAGTTAACGAATCATGTGTACCTGGTAAAGAGTACAAGATTGCTGGAGAATCTGGTTGGATCTATCAAGGAGTTGCTGATGGAATGCACATCTTCAACAACGAGGTTAGCGGTAAACAACCAAGAAACTACACTGACGAAGAATATAATGCAGCATTCTCTGGTGGAGAAATTGCTGAATGTGGAATGTAATTAAAAAAATACGAGGGAGACTAGTTCTCCCTCTTTTTACAATATGAAAAATATAAAAACATTTGAACAATTTGTTAATGAGTCTTACTCGGTTAATGAAGGTGCCGTTAAAGAATTCGAAATGGGAATGGAAAATCTAATCAATAATATCCGAAGAGGATATGGTTGGATTGACCCTGAATATGTTTACGATGCGGTAGTTAATAGCACAGATTTTAGTAGATTCCAATGGGAAACTATTAAAGATGAGGTATATCAACAACTAATTGATAACAATTTGCTTTATTATGCAAATGTTGCAGATCCTGAAGTAAAAGGTAAAGCGGTTACCAATATCAAACAAATTCAAGAATCTATTAATGAATCAGCACTAGAAATTGCTGGCGGTGTTATCCTTGGAATTTTAGGTCTTAAAGTTATTGTAGGTATTTTCAAAGCTATTTTAGGTAAAGTTACACTTAAAGCAGTTAGAGATCCTAAAAAATTAAAGGAAATTTCTCATGAACTTTCAACAAAAGCAATGACAGAAGGAGGAAAAAATCCGTTACAAGTTGCACTTTGGAAGAATACCGTAGATAGAATGATTGAAACCGGTGAGATAAAAAATGCTTACGACCTTGCTAAAACTTTCACTGCTATGGATAAGATAGACATTAAAAAAGTTTTCGAATCTGAAGAATTTGATGAAATTATAGAATCTAAAGATGAATATGTTAATGCAACTCTTCTTGATAACTTTAAGGATTTGAGAAAAGGTTCATTAGTTAAGATCAATGCACTTGATTATACTCAAGGTGGTGATAAAGACACTATCGAGTCTATTCGTCCTGATGGTAAGAAAATGGAGATTAAAAAAGCCATTTTAACGGTTAAAATTTAACCTTATTTGCAAAAACTGCATAAAAAGAAGAAACTTAATAAATGTCATACGTTAAACCAAAAGAACTATACGAAGAAATTTGTATTTCATTAGAACAAAAGAAATTAACACCTAAAGCTACTGGAATGCTTATTCTTATAGCTGAAAGAGCAAATCAAAAACTAAGATACACAGATCCAATGGATAGAGAGGATTGTATTGGATTCGCATTACTTGATCTATTTAAGTATTGGGATCGATTCAAACCAGAGAAGACAACAAATGCATTCTCATTCTATACTCAAGTTGCTAAAAATGGATATGCTAAAGGATGGCATAAATTACATCCAAGCAAATACAAAGGCACGGTATCTTTAGATAGAAAATCTTCAGACGATTCCGAAGGAATCTATTCCGTATAAAAGAAACAATAAATAATGAGACTTAAAAAATATCATGAATGGTTAAATGAAGATGCTCAAATAGGAAAAACTTCTATTGATAGCCCTGCCGATTATATCATTTCTCCTGTTGGAGAAGAGGAATCCGAAACATCTAATTATATGTTCTTTTCTAATTTAGGAAGGATTCAGGAATTGGCTAAAATGATTTTATCAATGGATCAGACTAAAGTAGATGCAATGCTTAATAATGGTCATGATTGGGCTAATGACCATATAACTACTGCAAAAACAAATCTAGATCATGTTTTCGGGTTTCTAAAAGGAGAATTAAAAGAATCCGTCATTTTAGAAGCAATTGGAAAAACCGTGGATCTTCATAGACAATATGCAATGACACCAAATTGGTGGGCAGCATGGAGAGACGAAAATGAAAAGGATAACGGTTACGAAATAAATAAGGATTCATTTTCAAAAACTTATGAGGTTAAAGACAAAACTGGTAAAATCATTTTTGTATTTGATTATCGAAGAAACAAGATATTCACAAATGAATCTCCTTCAGTTTTTGTATTAAAGAATGATATGTCATCAGATGATATGAAAGATCTTGATAAAAAGGCACAAAAAATAAAAGATGACCTTTCCGGAGTCGATCAAGAACAAGTCGATAAAGAAAAAGCTGAAGCTGCTGCAAAATCTAAAGATAAAGATAAAGAAAAAAAAGATGATCCTTTAGCAGGTCTCGGAGTGTAAAAATGAAAAACTTATTAACATTCGAACAATTTATTAACGAATCCTATGGTTCAACAATTATAGATTCAGACGATAAAGATTTAATTGAGTGTCTGAGAGAACTATATTCTCAGCATTTAGAAGAAAATAATTATACAGATTCTGATTTCGAAATTATGTATGAATTCATTAATCATGTTGAAAATTCAGGTATAGAATTATTTGAAGATGAAGCAGGAGATGTTGATAAAGCTATTGATAAACAAGTAGCTACCAAAGGTAAGCAATCGTTAACCGACTTTACTGGTTTATTAGGTTGGGTATTTTTTACACCTTATAAAGCCGCTTATGAATTAATAAAAATAGCACAGAAGAAAAAAGAAGCCAAAGCTTTATTATCTAAAGTACCTGAAGGTAAGAAAAAAGAAGCTCTAAGAGATAAATTAAATTCAATGCGAAGAGATGAAGTTAGAGCTATTGCACAAATTAAATCTCAACAATCTATGAAAAAGTCGGCTACTAAAAAAGAAGGATCAGGATCTGCGAAAGGATCTGCGAAAGAATCTGCATTGGATGCTTTTTCAAGTTACCTAGATTTATATGAAAGCAAAGGTAAAATTACCGCTGCTCAAAAAGAAAAAATTATCGATCAGGCTAAAGATCAAGGAGCGGCAAAAGGTGAACAAATAGCTTCAAAAGCAAAGGCTCTGGATGCTAAAGTTAAAGAGATGGAACCGGAAAAGAAAAAAGAAACTATTGATAAACTAAAAGCTACCGCAGATAAAAACAAAAAAGAATGGGAAACTGTTAAAAAGAAAGCCGAAGAAGCCGGCGTTAAATTATAATTGATATGAAAAATCTTAAAACATACGAAGACTTTCTATTTGAAGATTCCCCTTCACATGGATTTGATGGATCTCAACTAAAGGTTGGAAAATCTGTAATGTCATGGGATGGATATTCTGGTATTATCGTTTCAAAAGAATCGGTAAACGGAAAAGTTCAATACCGTGACCATAAAGGAGTCGTTAGAGTCTGTGAATCTCGAGAATTAGTAGAGATTGAAGCTATAAACGAAGATCTTACTTGGTGGGAAGTAACTAAAGGTATACTTGCTGCGGATGCAATAAAAGCCGGAGCTACTTTAGCTGGTGGTGGAATTTTGGTTGCCGGATATCTTTTTGCTAATTGGAGAAAATCAGTTGCTAATAAGATTGAAAAAATCAGAAAAGAAACTAAATTTCAATGGTTAAAGAATGAAGCTGCTAAAATTGCAGATAAATTTAATGGAGATCCCGAATTGACTTCTAAACTTGCAGAATTAGCAAAATATCCTTATACTGATACTACTTTCCTAAGAGGAAAAAGAGAAAAGGCAAAGGCATCTGAAAATAATTCTAATCGTCAAAAGTTAATGAGAGAAATATCTAAATACGTTAAATCTAAATTGACAGATGATGAAAAAAAATACTTTGTTGAAGTTAATGCTATTTTAAGAGATAAACCATTAACTGATGAAAGTGGAAAGAAACTAGAAGAAGACGTAGTTTCTGATCCTAGTAGAACAGTTGGAACAGGAACCTATACATCAACAACTTCCGATCAAAATCCTGGAGTTAAAGGAACTTGGAATAATGGAGATGCTTCTTCAGGAGGATCTACATTCTTTAGATAAATAACAAAAACAAAAATAAATATAACAATGAAAAGACACATTCCTACATTTGATCAGTTCGTAAATGAACAAACAGATGCTAACGGATATTCTCCAGCTACTGCTTCTCAAGCTGATGCAGTTGGATCTGCAATTGCAGCTTTAACCGACCTAACACCTGGAAAAGAATACGTTATCACTTTAGATGGAGTAAAACACGAAAGCATGGTTTATCAAGGAGTAACCGGTAAAGTTCACGTTTTTAATCAAGAAGATCACAAAGAAGAGCCTAAAACTTTTACTTCTGATGCTATCTCTGCAGTAATTGCTGCTGGTGGAATTGCTCCAGTTGCAATGTAATAACTAAACATGTCGATAAAAAGTAACCGACCAAAGAGGAATTCGGGGTTTATTCAAGGGTATTTTCCTTTGAATGAATGCAAGAAGTATCAAGGAACTGGACCTATAATTTATCGTTCTTCATGGGAAAAGAAATTTTGCATATATTGTGAAAGACATCCGGAGATCCAATGGTGGTCTTCGGAGTCTTTTAGTTTGAAGTATTTCAATGTTTTAGACAACAAATATCATACTTATTATCCTGATTTTATAGTCCATTTATCAAATGGCAATACAATTATAGTTGAGGTTAAACCTAAGGCTCAACTTCAAAAACCGTCTCCACCTACTAGACAAACTACAAAGTCTGTTAAAAACTACAAATGGCTTTATGAAATGTGGGTAACTAATATGTGCAAAAAACAAGCTGCCGAAGAAGTTGCAAAGGCAAAAGGATGGCAGTATATGTTAGTCACCGAAGACTTCTTTAAAATAACTCCAATATCGTGAAAGTTTTAATAGATTTTTTACAAGAGTTAGTAAAATTAGCTAGATTATCACTACAATCTTCTGGAGAAAAAGAAGAGGTTCTGAAAGCTTATGAATGGTTAGAAAAGAAAACCAAAGACACCGAAGATACTGAAGTTCAGGATTACAATAAAGCATTTTTAGAACCCGGAAAGATTTATGTTTTCAAATATGAGCCTGCATTTAAAGAACGATACGCTTATTATGATGAACATCCAGTAGTTCTTGCTTTAGGTAAGATGCCTTCATCAAATGGTGCAATGGGATTTATGAATGTTGGAATAAACATAAGCTGGTATCCACCAAAAGCTAGGAAGTATATCGTTGAAAAAATACGAAAACTTTACGAATCTAAATACAAGGATGCTATTCAAAAATCACCAATGAAGGCAAACGACCAAAATAGAGTTGATATGGATCTATTTGCATTGAAAATGGCTTTAGATAAATTTGGTCTTTCATTTGCTGTTAGAAGTTATTTCCCTGAAAAAATGAAATCTCCTAGAGTTTGTATTGCATACGAACATTGGGATAAAGCCATTCAACTAGATCAGCCAGGAGTTTTTCCGGAAATTGAAGGAAAAGCTACGATTATGCAAATATACAAAGATTTTGAAGATTATGTTAAATACTGTCAAAAAAATCAAGGTGAACGTTTAAAGAAAATGGATGCAGCTAAGAAACTTAATAAGTATAAATTCATAAAATAAGAGATTCTCGGAAAGAGAATATATACACTAATAATAACTTAATATGCCTGGATTTGTAAATAGAGAAGAAACCTATGCTGGGAAACCAACCCCATCATCTCGAAATATAGTTTCGAAAGCTCTTAAAGGGCTATCGTCATTTGGTATGATGTACGATGATATGGTTCTTAGAAACTCTAAAGCGATTGGAGTTAATGAGGATATGTACGGTTGGAAACTAGATCCTAGAAACGCAGCCGGTGGTGAATATGATGATTATGCTCTATTTGCTAACCTTTCAATGACTGATATCAATCTAAGAAAATCAATTTCTATATTTGATAAGTCATATCCGAAAAAGAGAGAAGATCTTCGTAAATTTGCGGTACAAGATGAGATCGAGGAAATACTTGATACTCTTTGTGATGAAGCTATTGTTTATGATGATAAAAATTATTACTGTTCTCCTTTAGCTTTTGATGACGAAACTTTAGAACCTGGAACTATTGAAGCAATAAAAATTGCTTTAGAAACTAACTTCAAAAGAGTATACCAATACTTTGGTTTCAATAATGATATTGCTGCCTGGTCATATTTTCGCAAATGGTTAGTTGATGGATTCTTGGCTTTTGAGATAATCTATAACAAAGAACAAAATCGTATCATAGGATTCAAAGAATTAGATCCGATAAATTTAATGCCTGGTCTTGACAAAGAAGGTAAAAAGATTTGGACTCAATTTAAAGGTCAAACCGGTAAAGAACGAGTTCTTTATGATTCGCAAGTTATCTACATATCTTATGCTAACGTCAATACAGCAAATCGAGTTTCTTATGTTGAACGTTTAATTCGTTCATTTAACTTACTTCGTATTATGGAGCATTCCAGAGTTATTTGGGCTACTGTAAATGCATCATTCAAAACCAAATTCGTTATTCCTGTTGGTGGTAAATCTAAAACAAGAGCTCGTCAATCTCTAGGAGTTTTAATGCAAAACTATCGAGAACAAATTGATTTTGATACCGAATCCGGAGAATTAAAAGTTAATGGTAAACCAATGATGCCATTTAACAAAGAGTATTGGTTACCTTCAGGAGAAGCCGGAGAACCTACGATTGAAACGATTGGTAATGATGGTCCTGATCTTTCAGATACCGAAGCTCTTAAATACTTCCGCGAAAAACTAATTAAAGTATCTAAAATTCCTCTTTCTCGTTTTGATATGGAATCTCCTCCATCATGGGAAATGAATGCTGAAGGTATGACTAGAGATGAAATCAAATTTGGTAGATTCATTACTCGTATTCGTTCGGTATTTCAAGAAATTTTGGTTAAGCCAATTTGGATTCAAATGTGTTTAGATTTTCCTGAATTGAAAGATGATGATGCTTTTAAAGCACAAATTGGTATTAAATACAATAAATATAACATCTTTGAAGAGATGAAAGAAATTGAAATTCTTCAGAAGCGTTTAGATTTTGTTACGTCTATGAAAGATGGTCTTGTAGAACAAGATGCAAATATGAACGAAATCAAATACTTTGCTTCCGAATTCTTAATACAACGTTTCTTAGGTTTATCTTCAGAAGATTTACGATTGAATAAAAAACTTAAAACAATTGAAGATCAAGAAAAACTTGAATCTGCTAAAAAAGCTGCCGAAGCTACAGGGATGTAAAAGTTATTAAAGAACAAAGATATATACCTAAAATAAAAGCCAAAATATGAGTAATAAGACTCTTCTCATAGTTGAGAGATCCGAATCAAAACTTACTTCTCTTAATGAAGAGGAAAAGTATGTACTTGAAGGTACTTTTACCGAAGTTGGTGTAAAGAACAATAACAATCGTATTTACGATGAAAAAGAACTTCTTCCACATATCAACGAACTTAAAAAACAATGTGAAGGTAACAAACTTCTAGGTGAATTAGATCACCCGAAATCTTTTGATATTTCACTTCAAAATGCATCTCACGTTATTGAATCTATTGATTATGACAAAAACACTAAACGTGTTGTTGGACGTATTCGTTTATTAAATACTGATGCTGGTAGAAATGCAAGAGCTCTAGTTGATGCCGGAGTACCTCTTCACATATCTAGCCGAGCTGCTGGTGTTGTTGAATCTAATGGTCATGTAAAAATTAAAAAGATGTTTACTTATGACTTAGTTGCAAATCCTGGATTTAGTAATGCAGAATTAAAAAGAGTTAATGAAAGCTTTGGATTTGAAGCTGACGATAATCTTGGACTTTTTGAAGTTCCAGATTTTTGGACTTTTAAAGAGGGAAACCTTAATATCGCTGAAAACACAGAAACCGAAAATAAAACAAAAAAAGAAATGGATTCAAACAAATACATTTCCGTTGAAGATTTTAATCAGTACACAAAAGTTGTAAAAAACGAATTTGAGAACCTGAAAAAATCTCTTCAGGAATCTACAAAAAGTGAAGATTCTTCAGTTAATGAAGGTCTTGTTCGTTATGCAGAAGCCATTGCAAAGAAAGTTAACACTCTTCAAGAAACTATTTCTCGTCTAACGGAGAATGTTGATGGTCTTGTTTCTCATAACGATTACATTATCGAAAACCTAGAAAAGGTTAAAAATTACGCTGAGCTGGTTGGTGAAAGATCTAACATTGGTATTAATTACTCAGAAAAACTTGCTGAATCAGTTGACCACCTAATTGAATATACTAAATTGATTGCTGAAAAAGCTGATCAAGGTATTGAATACACTAAACATGTTGCTGAAAAGGCGGATCAAGGTATTGAGTATTCTAAATATGTTGCTAATGAATCTTCTAACCGTTGGAGATATCAAACGCATATTAACGAAAACCTAGATAAAGTTATTTCTCATAACGATTATATCGTTGAAGGTACTGATTCTATTATCAAATACTCAGAATATCTAAAAGAACAAACTGAAAATCTTTCTAATTACGTTTCTTTCGTAGTTGAGAAAATTAATGAAGGTTGGTCATCCGCAGATATTAAAGGTGCTATCACTGAAGATATCAAGAAAAATGCTCCAAAAAACATTTCTGAATCTCTTAAAGTTGAATCAGATGATGAATTCAAAGCAGGAATTACTACTCAATTAAACGCTATTTTAGAATCTGCTAAATCTGAAATTGAAGATAAAGAAGATAAAAAATATCATTTCTTTCAATTCCTTGGTGAAGCTAAAAGAAGAGAATTTGATGCTCTTAATGACGAAATGAAAGATAAAATCGTTAATGCGTTCCAAACAAATCGTTACTATGGAACTTCCGATGCAAATCGTATTTGGGAATCTTGTTTTATTGCAGCTCCTAAAAAATTAGATTGGTTATTAAATATGCCTTCTAAATTTGTTTCTTCTTGGAATACTTTAACCGAATCTCAAAAGAACTCTATTAAAGCTCAAGCTTCAACTAAAGTTCTAGAATCTCAATATCAAATTGATAATTTCTGGGCTACAAGAGATTTAAGAGAAGTTAAAGCTGATTTGATTAACGAATCAACAAATGCACCTATTACTGAATCTTCTAACTATGAAACTCCATCTGCTTATATGGATGCTGTTAAAGCTGGATTCAGAGCTAGATTCAAAAAATAAAAATATATAGATATGAAAAATATACCATCATTCGAGCAATTCATTAATGAATCTCTAATAGTTGAAGGAACGTTGGCTAGTAAAGCATTTAAAGATAAAGATCTTTACGATTTTGGAAAGTTGGAAAATGCTTGGGATGAAAGTTGGCAGCCATTTTCTAAAGAAGTTGCTAAAAAATTAGGAGTATCTGATACAACTAAAGTTATTCAATCAGATGAAAATTCTGAAGATGAAAGTGCTTTAGGAGGAAAAATCTACGATTTCCTAAATAAGAATTTTAAAGGCGAAGAGTTTGATAATGATTTTGTTACAGCTTATTATGACAAAAATCTTAACGTAGTAAGAACTGAAGACATGGGATTCACAGCGTATCAATTTACAGCGGATTCAAAATTTTAAGACAATATAAATAAAATAATTTAGACGTGAAACATATATTAAATTTTAACGAATGGCTTAACGAGTCTAAACTCAATGAGTCTTCTAGTCTAGATCCTTTTGTAGAGTATTCTAATAATTATACTAATGAATTAGTAGATCTTGGAGTTGCTCAAAACGATGCTAAAGCTTTTATTGCTGCAGTAACTAAAGAAGTTGAAAAACATTTCAAATGTAAAGCAAGAGATCTTGTTATAGATTGGGATGCTACTTTTGATGATGATTATAAAACTCTTAAATCGGTTGCTGAAATCCAAGGTAAAAAATACGGAATGGACGAAGAGACTTTAGATTATTTAGGAATTGAAACCGATAACGCCGGAAACCTTTGGTTAACTGCTTATGACGTTCAAAGAGGAGATATGATTTTAGTTCGTAAAAAATAACTACAAAGATGAAATCTTTAGAAGATTATCTAATAGAAGAATACGGCAATTTGGTTATGGAAGAAATTCAAAACATGATTTTTGAAGCTAGTACAAAACCTAAATTAACTCCGGATCAAGCTATTAAATTGGCAGAAGCTAATCTTAAAGCTCAAGTTGCCAAGAATATGCAACTCCTAAAAGATAAACCAGAGAATTCAGCTTATTGGAGAGCTCAATTAGATCTTCTAAATGCTAAGAAAATGGTTCTAGAGATGCAGAAACGACTATTAAGAGTTAAGAAAAAGTAACAATTATAGTCAGATATATACTAAACATTTCCGAAACTGCTAAGATGCAAAAAGCAATAGGAAAACTTAAATAAAAACAAAAATAAAATTCAAAATGAATTTAATTAACGAAAATGAAATTTTTGCTAAATGGGCTCCAATTCTTGAGTCTGAGGCAGGAGTTACTGATCGTACAAGAGTTGAATGGATGGCTAAATACTGTCATTTCCATGAACTTTACGAAAGTAATTCATACGCACAATTAGGTGCTGTAAACGGTATGGGAGCTACTCGTTTCCCTGGAGATCCAGGTACACAAGGTGACTTCTATAACCAACCAACTGGTTCTGGTGATAAAGCTCACACATTGCTTCCACTTGCTATGCAAGTTGCTGCTCAAACTGTAGGTCTTGATCTAGTTCCTGTAGTTCCAATGCCTGGTCCAATGGGTGTTCTTACTTACTTGGATTTCGTATATGCTGGTGGTAAAACTGCTGGAACTGGTAATGATATTCCATTATTAGTTAAAGCTAATTACGCTACATATGCAAACGTTCCTACTTATGTTGCTGGAGGTACATCTGCGGTTACTGCTGGTTTAGTATTTGCATTTGTTGGTCTATCTCGTATTGACGGAATGCCAATCTTCCACGTACGTCAAACTACTTCGGTTGGTATGACTTCTGGAACTTTATTGTCTAACTTACAAACTGCAATTGCTGCTGGTATCGGTGGTGTAACTGGTGCTACTGCTGGTGTAACAGTTGAATTAGTTAAGGCTTTAGAAGATCACATCACAGGATTCTCTGGTGCTGCTCTTAACACTACTCCTTATTCTTACAATGCACCTGAATTGAATGATCCATATTCAAGAAACGCTGGTGAAGGAACTATGGATAACGTAATGAACTTAAGTCTATTCAACAAATCAGTTGAAGCTAAGACTTTCCAAGTTGCTGCTGCAGTAACTCGTGAGCAAGTTCAAGATCTTAAACAATTCGGTGTAGATGCTGTATCTCAAGTTGAATCAGTATTAATCAACGAATTGACTCAATCAATCAACAAAAACATCTTAGATCGTATCTTCGCTCTAGGAGAAAGAAACCACGAATACGTAATCCGTACTCAAGGAGGTAACTTCTTCTTGAACTTAGGATCTACTGCAATCGCTGCTAATACATTGGCAACTGGTGGATGTAACCCTGCAACTAACTTCGGTGCTTACTTACAGTCTTCTATTCTTAAGGCTCAAGTTGTAGCTGCAACTGAGGTAAACAACTCAGCTTCTGAAAACTTACATACACGTCAACGTAAGATTATGTCTAAGGTTCTTGCAATCGCTAACTTAATCGCTATTAGAGGTCGTCGTGGACCTGCTACTTTCGTAGTAACTAACGGTCAAGTATGTTCTGCTTTACAAGATGTTGCTGGATTCGTACCTGCACCAATGGCTAACACAATCAACCAAATGAGTGGATCTTTATATCCAATCGGTACTTTGGCTGGATTAGCTATCTATAACGATCCTAACCGTGCTTGGAACGATACTCGTTTCTGTGTTGGACGTAAAGGTGATGGTAACTCTCCAGGTTTAGTATTCATGCCTTACTTAATGGCTGAATCAGTACAAACTATCGCTGAAGGTACTATGGCTCCTAAAGTTGCGGTTAAATCTCGTTATGCTTTAGTTGAAGCTGGTTTCCACCCAGAAACTATGTACTTAACTTCAGGTGTTAACTTAGATTCAAACCTTGGTTCTCTAGTTTAATCTTAAACTTAACCATATTAGAAGAGCTCTACTTAGTAGAGCTCTTTTTTTATTTGTACTATTTTGAGATATATACCTAAAATAAGCATATAAAAAGATATGAAATTAATCGATCAATCAGACTATGTAGCTCTAAGAGAAGAACTCAACGAGTATATGGTATTATGCAATCAATACAAACACACGCCGTCTAAACAAGAATTTGATGAAATTGTAAAGTTTTTGCTTTTGTATCAAACCGGTGTTGGTCATATGTGCGAATCGGTTGCTAATGAATTTTCTCCGGAAAGTTCTTTATCTAAACATCTATATGAATCATACGAACTAGATTTGTTATCTGAAGATGATGGATGGACTGGTGGAGATGCCGGTGGTAAATACTATGATCCTCAAAAAGATTTTGATTCAGCGGTTGATACTGCAA